TTTACGTCGCGCAAGACTTTTGTGATGTCTTCGATTGCTGACACGTTAACGCCGAAGTTTTCTGCGCATCCTCGATATCTGGATAGCCATGATGCGAGGGCTGTGGCTGCTTGTCGTCGAAGTTCTTGTTGGTCAGTTTCGTTTTCCGGATCGAATTTTTCGTATCCTCCTCCTTTTTTGCGCATTGCTACTGGGCTAATGAAGGTTGGATATTCGATTACTTTTATGCTGACGACTTCGTTGTTTGTAATGGTATCTTGCACCACGATCCTCAGTCCGGATGCCATTTGCCTAGCCATTTGAATGCGCCATTGTTTTGCGGCTTTTTCGTCGCCTGATCCGAAGAACCATTCGTATGCTTCGTGATCGGGTTGTTGACTTAGCCACTCGACGAACTCGTTTGGTACAAACATGTTATTGCCTGACGCTGCTAGGTATTCGTCGATAATTCTTTGTCGTTCTTTTTTTGGAAATCCAGCCATATATTTCTCCTTTTTTGTTAAATGACCGCCTTGACCGAACACATCACGCCTCTCCTAAACTAACCCCGACCGCCTTGACCAGCCTCGCCAAGCCGAACCAGACCTTGCCGCGCAGTGCCTTGCCGAACCTTGACCGCCTGACCCGACCAGACCCAGCCGCAACACGCCCTACCTTACTTCGCCCCGACCGCCTTGCCGAGCCCTACCTCGCCGGACCATATTCAGCCACGCCTTGACCGCCTCGCCAGACCAAACCGTGCCTCGCCTGTCCCGACCGCCCTGCCTAGCCGAACCAGACCGCGCCTCGCCTGACCATACCGGACCCCGCCCAACCACGACCGCCTCGCCCTGCCCAGCCGGACCGGACCCTACCAGACCACACCGGACCCCGCCCGACCACGACCGCCTTGACTGACCGAAACCCGCCCGAACACACCTGACCCCGACACGCCTCGACCGCCGTGACCTGCCTTGCCAAACCCCACTTTTCCATGCCGAACCGCGCCTAGACCGCCTTGACTGGCCCTACCAGACCCTGCCCGACCGTGCCACGCCCCGCCGCTCCGGACCACGACCGCCTCGCCTGACCGCGCCTCGCCTCGCCGCTCCGCGCCCAACCTCGACCGCCCTGCCCAGCCGGACCGGACCGCACCTCATCACGACCGCCTTACCGTGCCCAACCGTGCCTGACCGCGCCTCGCCCTACCCCGACCGCCTTGACTGACTGGACCTCATCGGACCGGACCTGACCACGAAACACCTAGACCGCCTCGCCAGAACCCGCCTCGACTTACCGTGCCTTACCGGACCCCTCCGTGACCATAGAAGGGGCGTTGCCGCCCCCTCCGGTCTTATGCAACGAGAGTAATGTCCCGTCGTGCGCGTTCTTCTTCAATGAACTGCATCAAGTCCTCAGTCTGCTCATCTGCAAACTCAGGGTTAGCCAAAGCATCCTGCTGAACTTTACGACCTTCTTTCATAAGATCGTCCCAATCTGATTGGTAATCGCCCATGCTATCTTCTGACGTAACTTGGAATGTGCCGAATGATCCGCGGCCTTTTTCCTGCCGGAAGTCTCCTATGCCGACGATTGCTCCGGCGTTAGTAAGGAGGGACACGATAGAGAACGCGCTCAGTGTTGGCTGAACATACGCGATATCAACTTCAGCGCACCAACGCGGGAGGTAAGCGCGGGTTCTCATGTCTGGAGTTTTGTTCATGTCCGCGGACCGCACAACGTCAATTTTCAACTGTGGTTTGCCCCAAATCTGTACGTGTGTTTGCGGAAGGAAGATCAAGCGTTGTACGCTAGTCTTTGTGATACCGTCTGTTTCTAGTGCAGCGGTAGCCATTGCGCCTTTAACTCCGGGCGCTGGAAAGCAAAGCAGTGTTTCGCCAAATGGCTTTTTGTACACAGACTCACGGAACTCTTGTTCTGGGTTGTGTTTGATAGTTTTCTTTTCGGCCGCAGTTTTTCTACCGCCGCCGACGAGTAGATCGCGCATTGCTTTGCTACTCATACTGTTAAAGTAGAGCGGTGTATTCCCCATCAAACGGAGTTTAACGCGTCCTTGCTTCAGCGGTTGGATTTCTAACGGTGTTGCGGAGGGTACTTTTTTCGTCGCCATGATAATTCTCCTTTTTGTATCTGACATCTGGGAGTATAAGCGACTGTATGGGACATTGTCAACTATGTTTTAAAAAAAAGAAAGGCCCCGCCTTTTAAAGCGGGGCCTAACCACCAGTCAAAACATTGGAGAATGTCTATGAGGCTATTTGTACGCGACTTTATGGGATGCGTCAACCTTCTTCTGGCTTTTACTGCGTGTTTTGTTATATGTTTTGAACATAACGCGCAATTGACCGCTAATCGTGCGTCCGCTCATTGCGGCGTCTGTTTTTAGCTCGTGGTACACCTCGATTGGGACCAGAACGCTTTTCCATTTAGTAGTATCCATTTGCACCCTCGCTATTGTCTGGGAATATATAAGAGTTTATGGGAACTTGCAAGAAAAAAGGCCCCCTGTCGTCGCAGTGCGAAACCTAGCCGGACAGGAGGCAGTCGAGGCGTTCAGGGAGGAGCAGCAAACTTTACCTATTTGGCCTCGCCCCAGCTAGGGCCGACTTCAACGTCGCACTTACTAGGGATTTCTAATGGTACTGCATCTTCCATGACTTTGGCAATACTTTCTGCTTCTTCTCTGGATTTTACGGACATGCAGAGTTCGTCGTGGACTTGAAGCATGGGTAGATGGCCCATGTGGTACAGATCGATCATAGCTTTTTTGGTCATGTCCGCGGCGGACGCTTGGATCAGTCTGTTCAGAGCTTTGTAAGTGTAGGCTCGTTTAAGCATGTTGGGGCCATACTCTTGCACGGCTTCAGAGTAAGGCAGAGCTTTTGTCATACCAAAGGTTTTGGATTCCCACTTGTCAAATCTACAGCGCCGACCTTCTAAGGAGCGAATAGCGCCTTTGCTGTCCTTACTTTCTAAATGGCGCATGACGCCCTGCATAAGTCCTTTAACAAAAGGTACACGGTCATGGTACTGTGCAACAAGGGATTTGGCTTCTTCTGCCTCTATGTCTAGTTGGTCTGCCAGTTTTGCGACGCCCATACCGTACATCATTCCAAGGTTAATTGTTTTTGCTTGTTTACGAGGGATGTCGGCCATTTCTGCAACCATAGAATGAAAGTCCATGTCGGGGTCAGTCCGATAGCCGTTGACAAACTCTTCTACTCCTCTCAGGGCGATACCTTTGCTCTCTCCGTACACATGGGCGTAATGAACCAAGATGCGCGGTTCTTGTTGCGAGTAATCGATAGCGGCCCACTGGTCTCCTTCTTCTGGTAGGAAGAGGGACCGGATCATGGGTCCTATTTCTGGATCGCGGGAGGGGATTTGTTGCAGGTTAGGGTTATTCATAGAAAATCGGCCGGAGACTGTCCCTCCGTTATTTCCGCGGATTTGGTTTATGTGGCTGTGTATTCGTCCGTCTGCGTGGCAGAACTTCAGGATGCTGTTGATGAACGTGCCGCTGGTTTTGTTTAGGTTCCGCGCTTCTACGACAAGCTTTGGTAGTTTCTCTCTGTGGTTGGCTAGCCATCCCTTCCGGAAGGACGGAGCGCCTTTTTCGGTCTTTGGGTAGGAGATACTGAGGTGATCGAAAGCTTTTGCAACGGACTGTGCCGCCCAGATTTCCACATCATAGCCTACGAGCCGTTTTATCTCAGCTTTGACGGCTTTCTCTCGTTTAAGGATCGCGTTCCGCGTTCTTTCGGTTTTGTCCATATCCACGCGAACGCCTCGCCAAGTCATATCGACCAGACATGGGAGGAGATCGAGTTCTAGCTTAACGATTGCTCCGAGGCTTTCTTTTTCGACCTCGACTTTGAGGTAGTTCCACAGTTTGAGCGTGATCTCCGCATCTTTTTCTGCGTAGGGTCCGACGAACATGGCGGGCATCTTCCACATCTCCGCCTTTGGGTCCAAGCCGAACTCTGCGGCTGCTTCTCTAAGCAGGTTTTCGCTTTTCGCTATGCCTAGATATTCGAAGGCAACGCTGTTCAGCGCGTAGCTGAACTTGTTTTCGTCCAGCAGGGACGCGACAACCATTGTGTCGATGATGCGGCCTTTGATTTCAAAGCCCATTCTTCTGATCCAGCCGACATCGTACTGTGCGTTATGAAAGATTTTATCAGCGGGGCATTCAAAGACTTTTTTGAGCCACTTGTTTGCCTGCTTTTTGTCTATGTTTCCGCCGCCCTCGTGTGCAACGGGCAGGTAGCAGGACCAATCGGCTGTGGCTATAGCGTAGCCCACCACTTCGCCGTCACCTATGGCCCATCCGGGTCCGTTTTTCTTGAGGTTCGGGTCCCGCGTTTCGACATCGATGGCGATAGTTTTGTGCTGTGTTAAGTCGGGCAGAGCGGATGGGGGCACCCACTCTGACTTTAGTGTGGGTCCGCCTAGTTCAACCTTCATTCTGTAGCCTTACATTCTTTTTAAAGCGCTCAAGGGAAGTCAGTTCTCCGCCGATTGCGCTGTAGCCGCATTTATCAACCCACCCGTCTTCAGAAAGGGGATTATTTACCAAGCGGCAAGTTTTGAGCCAATCCATCATCAGAGCTACATGTTGTTCGGTTAATTCGCCATTTCTTTTGAGGGCGCAGTCTACAATTACGTTCCAGCCCACTGCTATTCTTTTAAAGTTTTCGTCAGCAGGCCCGTAGTCCGTGGCTCGTGGTCCCGTGATTGTTTTCTTTGCGGTATCGAGTATTTCTTCTCGTTTCATGTTTGCCTCATAAGTTTAAGTTGTGGGGGTATCGCCTGTCTTTTTCTTTTGGGTAGTATACGAGGACGAAAGACTCGCAGTGTGGGCATGAGAGGTTTGAGACGATGGAGTATTCTTCTTCTTCTTCGTCACAGTCGTGATCTCCGCCCCAAATAAGTTCTGTCTTGCAATGCCAACATTTCATATGTCGTAGCTCCTTGTCATGTCTTCGGGTTCAACGATGTATAAGTTATGCTTAGTTCGGGTAACTGCAACGTAAAACAGGCGGTGAATATCGTCGGGGGCGGTTTCTAGCTCTTTTTCCGCAGCTACGGACAGGTCTGGTATAAGGACGACGTTATCGGCTTCTCCGCCTTTGGCTTGATGGATGGTGGATACGATGATCCGCGGATCGCCGTTGAATTTTTCACCGCGTCGCAGAAGTGCAATGATGTATGCTCTGCTTTGTTCGGGCAGCCTGTCCATTGCTATGTGCCAGACCATATCGATGGTTGCCAACAAGCCGTACTGGTCCTGTAGTTTTTCTAGCGTGACGAAGTCTGTGTCTTCCAGTCCGGGCAGCGTTTTAAAACCTCTGGCAACGCGTTCGTTGCTGGACATGAAGCTGTAGATTTTCTTAGCCACGGCTCCGTTTACTTCCTGACC